GCGCCAGGCGATCAGTGGCGATGACCGTCTGATGTGTGTTGGCAATCTCGCCAACTGTCTGGTGCGGGATCTGCGCCGCCCTGGCCTCGTCCGCTGCCGCCTTGGCGTTCGTGGCACGGGTCTGTGCCGCCGCATGTTCGGACGCCATCCCCAGCACCTTGGGATCGATCTGCATGGCGTTGATGGCGTCGAGCAGCGGCTGTCCGTATTTCGCAACAGCGCCGCGGTTCAGCACATATTCACCGGCCTTCGCGGTGATATACCCGTCGTCAGGACCGGTAGGGTTCGGGCCGGATAACGCGTTGATCGGCCCGCCCGTGGCGTGCGAGCGCGGCGGCCCCGCCCAGTCCTGCGGCGGCATTGCATATCCGCCGCCCGGCCACCCAGGCAGCGGATGCGCGAATGACTCATAATTCAGTTCGGCATTATCGCGCGTGTCGTTCAACGGATCACCGAACGCGCGGAAGTTTGGCGCATTTGGCAAGATCTGCATTTGGCCATTTGTATCGATGTACGTGCCGGGCAACTGCGAACGCCACGTCTCGGCCGGCAATGTCCGCGTGACCAGCCCACCTGTCGCATGCGGCACCATCGGCGCGGGTTGCGGCTGCTGCATACCCTGCGTGCCAGGGGGGTTGTCGGGTGCGATGTTTGGTTGGCCATAAGGTGGCGCACTGAAGTCGGCATGAATATCATGCACCTTGGCCGCCGCGTTGACGCCGCGCTCCCTGGCCAGCGCAAAGTCGGAGGCCGCCTTGGCCTGCTTGCCCTGGATGTCGGCCTGCGCGTGCGCCTCGGCCAGTTGCCCGGCCTTCTGTTGCTGCTGTGCCTGCGCCTGCTGGTGTTCCTGCATGCGCTCCAGCAGCATGTCCTTGTCCTTCAGCCCCGATGCCGCAATCAAAACATCGCCGGGGATAAGTCCAGGTTGCATGCCGGCAAGTTGAACGAGAGTACTAAATTGCTCCGCCTGTATGCTGGGAACGTCGATGCCCTCGGCGATCGTTATATCTACATCCAGGTCGGTGATGTCGTTCTCCACCCGTATCACCTGCTGCAGCCGCGGATCGCCGGGCTGTAGCTGCATGTTCTGCATCACCATGGCACGGTTAGCCGCCGGCATCTCGGCGAGCGCGTCCATCACCCGCACCTGCCGGTTGATGCCAACCCATCGCGTTTCGTTCAGATCATCCGTCACCCTGACCCATTTGCCCGCGGTCCAGTATTCCCGCGCGGCCATCCACGCCATCTCGTAGACGTGTCTGCTCCACATGCGCAGGCTGTCGGCCAGCGGCTCGTTCTGTGCCGACCCGCCGGCCTGTTGGGCGAGGATCGCACGGCCCGACAGCTCGCGCGGGTCGGTGCCGCTCATCGCCGCGTTCGGCCCCGACAACTGCATCTCGGCCGTCGCATGCTGCAAGAGTTGAAACTGCCCGGTGGCAAGGTCGTTGCCGCTCTCGATCTCGAACTTCAGCCCCGGCATTACCTCAACGTAGCCGTCAGGTTTGGCCACCTCCTGACGTGCCTTGTCGATGTCCTGCACCGCGCCCTGCTCGGCCACCACCTGGCGCACCGACAGCAGATGCAGCGCCTTGCTCCGTCGCTTGTTGATCTCGTCCTGCAGCGAGATCAAACCGCGCACCATGCCGTAGCGGCGGTTGTCGCGATCGATGTAGGCCGACTGCAGCAGCAGGCTGCACGCACTCTTACCCTTGCGGTCCTTGAACCGCGACCGCTGCGGCACGGCGAGCAGCCCGGCCTTGGTGAACGTCGCCTGCCACCATGTGCCGCGCTCCGACCAGTGACACTGCACCACCCGCACGCGGCGCCGCCTGTTGTCGGTCCAGTTCACCGTCTCCGGGCGGTCGTTGTAATAGAAATCCACCGGCGAGAACGAGTTCTCGATCACGTCCTGCGCATCGGGATACGCATAATCGAGTTGATCGCGATCGGACCAGATAACGAGGCCGAGATACCGCGCATCGCTGAAGTCCGGCGAGCGGCTGTGCGGATCGTACCAGATGCGATCCCACGGGACATGCGTGATCGTCACGTTGGCGCCGCCCTTGCCGTCGTCCTCGAGGCCGAGTTCCGCGCCACCAGCGCCCTCGACCAGCATGTTCTCGAACACCAGGCTGCGCACGGTGCTGAAGTCGTTGTCGTCGGCGATGTAGCGCAACGCCTGTGTCGCGGCGTCGGCACGATCCTCCTCGGCCGGCGTGCGGGGGAATGCCTTGGGATCCGTGCGCGCCTTGCGCTCCATGCCGCACAGCAAGTTCACCTTGTCGTGGATTTTGTTCACCACGATTTCCGGCTGGCCGCGTTTGCGGAGTTCGTCTCTCTCCTCTTTCGTCCACTGGTCGTGGTTGAAATACGCCCGGTCGCGCTCGCTGTAGGTTATCTCGTCCTGCCGCGAGAGTTCCGATTCCTCGAACCAGCGAACGAGTTGCCCATGCTGCTCGTCGAGGTCGCGCGGATAGCCGTCGCGGTCGGCACCGGTGAGGCCGACAACCGCGGTCGGTTCATCGTCGCTCGGATCGAGCGGGCGGTATGCTGTGAGGGATGTGCTCATAACGCTGGATCTGAGGTGTATTGTGAGGCCGCACCGGCGCCGCCTGCCATCAGGCCGGCAATGCCGTACTTGCGCAGGATTTCGATGGTGGCCGGATCGAAGATGACGGTGTTGCGTGTGCCCTCGCCACCTGCGCGGGAACCAGCGTCGAGGTAGCGGATGCCGGGAATGCCAGCACGTTGCAGTGCTGCCGACACTTCTGCCGGATCACCCGCCGCATGTTCGCTTTTGATGAACTGGCCGCCGGTCTGAGATGGATCAGGATCTGCGAAGGTGGGATGTTGCAATGCCTTCTGCACCACCGGATGCTGCTCGCTCAGCGGCTTGTCCCAATCCAGGAAATGCTCGGGCGGGGCGTTGATGTTCACCACGTACATGTGGCCAGTGCTGGTCGGCGTGTCCGGCACCGTGATCGATGCCTTGTTTGCGTCCAGCCATCGCTTGGCCGCGGCATATTCCGGATCGAACGACGCGCGGTTCGCGATGGCGTTATATCCGGCGTTCCAGTTCGGCGCGTGATTAAGCGTTTCGAGTGCCAATGCCTTGTCGGGTGGATTGTCCGCACGATTCAGTTCCGCCAGCAGCGGTTGCTTGTTGATCTGGAATTGCGGGTCAGGCGCCGACAGATTATCCCGGTAGCTCCGCGCCACGCCCTCGGAATCCGCGAAATACAGTCCGTGGCCGTAAGCCTGCGCGCCCTCGCCGGTGCCGATCGCCGCCGTGTCGAACTTGCTGAAGTCATACGGCGAGCCGTGATACGCCTTGAACCCCGGCGCCGTGGTGCCCATCAGCAGGGCGTTGGCGGTCTGCCCCGCCGCGTCCAGCACACCCGCCCCGGTGATGCCCTGCGGCCCCCACAGCCCGCGCTGCTCGCTGATCTGCCGCTGCTGCGTAATCCAGTCCTGCGCCGCCGTTGCCGCATCGGCCCACGGCGTGCGCTGGTTCAGCAGATCGTTGGGCGGCGTCCCGATCGGCTGCGGCGCGAACTGTGCGAGGTCATTGATGGGCATCGGTTGGCATCAACTGCCGCAGCAACCTCTGTGCCTGCCGCTCATCGCCGCCGCTCATCTCCAGCACCTCGGCCAGCGACGAGCCGCGGGCGGTGCGTGGGTAGTCAGCGCAGAACTGGCGCCAGCCGATGGGCATACCATCGAACGCCAGCATGGAGCGCCGCGCCCGCTCGATATCGCGCAGATACGCCTCGGTCAGCGGCACATCGACCGGCGACGCTACGCGCTGTCGCTTGCGTCGGGGGCGGCGCATTGGGCTCGGACCATCACCTCGGCGTAGTCGTGCAGCCACGCGGCAACGAACGCGGTGCGGGCGGCGTCGGCGGTTGGTGCGTCATCGCGCTGCATCGCCTGCAGCATGGCCTCGGCCCACTTGTCCGGGTCGGTGCCAACGGCACGCCGGAACTCGGCGCCGGACAGGGTGGTGTAGTCGGTCATGCAACTCTCCAGCCCGGCGCTCTGCTCCCGCTATCGATGCGTCCAAAAGCGCGCTCCCAGGTGTCCACAGGCGGCGGCTTCGGCTTCTCAGGCTGCATCTCACGCCACGCCAACGCGAGGTATCTGAAACTGTCTGCCGAATGCGATGACCAATCGTGCCGCGGCCGGTCGGTAAACACCTTGCGCTTCTCGTCGAAGTCCGCGCGATACGCGCGCAGCGCTTCCAGCCCGTCGTGGCACTTGTCGGCATCGAACCACGCCGAGGCCAGCGTCACACGCGCGGCGTTGATGCCGTCCATGACGTTCTGCTGCGGCAGAATGCGCGGGATGCGGTTGGTGAGGCTGTTCAGCGTCTCCCACAGCGAGCGGCCGGTGCCTAGCTGGCGGGCCTGTGCGTCGTGCGGCAGATAGTCCGTGCCGTAGGTGTAGCCACGCGATGACAGCACCGAGGCATAGTGCGGCAGACCGTGGCCCGACGCTTCGTAATGGTCGATCACGCGCACGCCGTCGCGGCTGATCTGGAAGAACCAGATCGCGGTGGAATCGCCAATGCCCAAATCCCACGCGGTATGCACTGGCAGCACCGGATCGTATGGCACGCGGCCAATGCGGCCATCGCGCTCGGCCTCATCGAGTTCCTTGCCGTAGTAGGAGCCAAGAATGGCAGCGTCGAAGCTACATTCCATCTCCTGCTGATACTGCTCAGGCGTTAGCATTGAGCGCATATCGTCGAGTTCGGATTGCGACACGATACCCGTCTGCGACGCCCGCAGTACCAGCGAGAACCAGTCAGGCGACCGCATTGCATATTCATGCACGCGCCAGAAGTCGTTGCGACCACGCGGCGTGCCGATGAACACCGCCCACCCTTGCCGGTCAGCGAGCGCCGGACGCAACACCTCAGGCCATGCGCGCGGATCGATGTCGGCGTATTCATCGATCACGAGGGCGTCCATATAGGTGCCGCGCAACCTGTCGTAATTGTCGGCACCGTATAGACGAACGCGGCTACCGTTAGGAAACACCACCATCAGATCGGATTCGCGTTGCTCAACGCCAGGAATATCCGCGGTGAAGCGCTTCAGGTAAGTCCAGCATGTATCCTTCGATTGCGTATAGGTCGGCGACACATAGCTGAACCGCCCCTCGTTTTGTTTGCAGCGGAGTGCGGCGTCTATGAGATCCATCACGCACGCAACGGTCTTGCCGGCGCGACGATGTGCGACGATGCATGCCCAGCGTTGCTTGCGCGCGTGGAACGCCTCGAACTGCGGACGAGCGTGGTAGCCTAGGTCAATCCGCTTTGGTGATCGGGTTGCCAATCAGATCCTCGGGGCGTCGGACGCCGGTGACGAGCTGCACTGGCCCGCCATCGGGTCCGGTGTGCGCTGTCACGGCGAGGTCGGGGATGGTTTTGCGCAATAGGCCAAGAGCGGCGCGCACCTGGTCGGATGTCATCCGGACGGATTCCGTCTCGTCTAAAGCAAATGCGTTCAGACGGTTGACCAACTGACTGGTCTGGATTTTCTCACGGGTCCGCGCGTCGTGTTGCGGGCTTAGACGTGCCGCCATTTATTCCCTCGGAATGAGACAATCGGCACTGACTGAGACTTCCCGCATCGCGCCGAAGCACATAACGCCCACCAACATTCTACCGTCGCGTGTGCCGATCACCACGGCGTCGTGCCCGCGCATTGGGCCAGCGGCGAGGCTGCAGGCGGTGCCTGGTGGCCATGACGTGCGGCTGGCATCGACGCTGCGGCGCGCGTCCTGTGTGGCCTGTAGCGCTTCCACAACGCCATGGGGCACGGGGTGTGGGCGGTGGGTATCGGTGGTGAACAGGCGAAACACTCCGGGGATGTATTTGATCGGCCCCCATTCGGTGGTCGAAGCATCGAACCGTGTGAACAGGTATGCCGGGAACAGCGGCACTTCGACTTCGTGCCAGAGCGACCAGATGACGCGATCGCGGCGGCGGACG